CGTCTTTTGAGCCGCTTTTCCTTGGCTCTGAGCATGTTGAGGTTCCTGCTTTGTTGTTTGCTAAGGCTCACGCCCGCCAGAAGTTGGTCTCTACTGGTCGTGATCGTCCTGACTATTTTTTTACTGTTCGCAAGTCGCGTGCTCGTCCTATCCTGGAGCCTGTGTAATGCCTTGCTATTACCCTCTCACTGCGTGGCGTGGTCTCAAGCCGCATGAGAAGTCTGGCAAGGTTGGTGTGTCTTTCAATTTTCGTGAGGGCGATTCCTCCGATCCCCTTAATTTGCCGTGTGGTAAGTGCGACGGTTGCCGTGCTTCTAAGTCGTTGGTTTGGTCGCTTCGCATGTATCACGAAGCTCAGCTCCATCCTCAGAATTCTTTTCTCACGTTGACATATGCCGATGCTCCTCCGACGCTTGTCAAGTCTGATTTGCAGGATTTTTTTAAGCGTTTGCGTCATCAGTTTTCCTTCCGTTATTTCGCTGTTGGTGAGTATGGCGAGCTCACTCGTAGGCCGCATTATCATGCGGTTTTTTTTGGTCAGGATTTTCTTGAGGGCGCCGATGATGTTGGTTCTGGCCTTTATTCCCACAAGTCCGTTCTTGATGCTTGGGGCCATGGCCACGTCGCTATCGCGCCTTTTTCTATGTCTGCCGCTTGTTACGTTGCCGGTTATGTTTATAAGAAGGTCGGTGATACTGACACTTTTACTCTTATGTCTCGTCGTCCAGGCATTGGTCGTGAGTGGTTGCGTAAGTTTGGCGACGATCTCCGCCGTACTGGTTCCGTCACTATTGAGGGTAAGGAATATCCTATTCCTGCTCGTTATTTTGATTGGGACGAGGATGATTCCCTCGCTCTTGTCAAGAAGTCCCGTCGTGCGTTAGTGACTCCGCGCACGTTGGAGCAATTGCGTTCCATGGAGTCTTCGAAGAAGTCAAGTCTTAAACTACGGAGTGGTAAGTTATGACTACATCTAGCCCGCGTCGTTCTCCAAAGTGTTTTTTCCAGCTCGTTCATCGTGAGACGGGTATGCGTTCCGAGGCTGTTTCCTCTGATCGTGATTCGCTTGCTGATAAGTTGCGCGACATGTTTCCGGATGGTTCCGATGATTACGTTCTGGTTCTTGTTGAGTTTTTTGATGGCGAAGAATGGCGTTTTTCTCAAGCGCCTATGATGACTGTTTCGCATTTTGTTGACGCTTTTTCTACCCCTATCATTCCTTTCGAGGCTTAATTTATGAGTAGCAAATATTTCCAGCAGCCAGGTGTTACTTCGTCTCAGTCGCATTTTGCTGCTGTTCCTTCCGCTGATATTCCGCGTTCTAAGTTTGACCGCTCGCACGCTTATAAGACTGCGTTTGACGCCGGTTTGTTGATTCCTGTTTTTGTCGATGAAGTTGTTCCCGGTGACACGTTCGATCTCAACTCGACGTCTTTCGCTCGTCTCGCTACTCCGTTAAAGCCGATCATGGATAATTTGTACCTTGATCTGCATTTTTTCTTCGTTCCTACGCGTTTGACGTGGAGTCATTGGCAAGAGTTTTGCGGAGAGCGTCTCGACCCTGACGATGACCCCACTACGTTTTCCATTCCTCAGGCTTCGCTCGAGTTGAATTCAATCACGCCGACGAGTTTGGCTAACTATTTCGGCATTCCTTACGTGAACAATTACATGGGTGCGCCGAATATTTCCGCGTTGCCTTTCCGTGCTTACTACTTGATCTGGAACGAGTGGTATCGTGATCAGAATTTGCAAGATCGTATCCCGGTTTCTCTTGGGAATGGCCCGGACAGTTTGAATTCCGCTGTTCCTCTTCGTCGCGGTAAACGCCACGACTACTTCACTTCTTGTCTGCCTTGGCCTCAGAAGGGTGACCCTGTTGTTATTCCGCTTGGTGGATCTGCTCCTCTGACGGGTCGTGCTCCTGTTTCTGGTATTGGTGGTGTTGGTTCCTCCGCTTCTGGCGGGGTTACGGTTCAGCAGACTGCCACTCCTCAATCTGTTACCAGTACCGGTTATATTTCTTCGAATGATGTTCTCGGCATTATTACTGCGAGTTCTGGCTCTCTCGCTCGTGCTGACATTTGGGCAGAGCTTGATGATGCTCGCTCTACTGCTGCTGCTGATTTGTCATCTGCTACTGCTGTGACTATCAATGATCTTCGTACTGCTTTTCAGATTCAGCGGTTGCTTGAGCGTGATGCTCGTGGCGGTACTCGTTACATAGAGTTAGTTCTGTCGCATTTTGGTGTTCGTTCCGACGATGCTCGCTTGCAGCGTCCCGAGTTTTTAGGCGGTGGTTCTTCGCGTATTTCTATTGCTCCAGTTGCTTCTACTGCCGTTACTACGTCTGTTCCTCAGGCCAATTTGGCCGCTGTTGGTACCTCTGTGAATCGTGCCGGTTTTACTAAGTCGTTTACTGAGCATGGTTTCATTATTGGTCTTGCTTCTGCTCGCGCTGATTTGACCTATCAGCAAGGTCTTGAGCGTTTTTGGTCGCGTCTTACTCGTTATGATTTTTACTGGCCTGCTCTTGCTCATCTTGGCGAGCAAGCCGTTCTTAACAAGGAAATTTTCGTCTCCGGTGGTGCTGCCGATGAAGACGTTTTTGGTTATCAGGAGCGCTATGCTGAATATCGTTACAAGCCTTCTCGCATTACTGGTTTGTTCAATAGTAATTTCCCTTCGTCTCTTGACGTTTGGCATCTTTCCCAGGATTTTTCTTCTGCTCCGGCGTTGAATGATTCGTTCATTCAGGACAATCCGCCTATCGACCGTGTTATCGCGGTGCCTTCGGAACCTCACTTCCTTGCTGATTTTTGGTTCGATTTGAAGTGTTCTCGCCCGATGCCTGTTTATTCTGTTCCCGGTTTGATTGATCATTTCTGAGGTGTTTATGTCCAATCCTTTAGAGTTTATTCAGGGCGGCGGCAATATTTTGAATACTGCTCTCGCTGCATATGAGAATGAGAAGAATCGCGACTATAACCGTGCGATGGCTTCTACTTCCTATCGTCGTGCTGCTGCGGATTTGGAGGCCGCTGGTTTGAATCGTGTTCTTGCTCTTGGTTCTCCTTCGTCCGGTTCTGCTCCTTCTATGATGAATTATCCCGATTTTGGCGGTGGGCAGACTCAAGCTCACTCTGCCAAGTCGGCTATCTCCCTTCAGGCTGCTCAAGCTGAAGCCGCCAAGGAGTCCGCTCAGTTGTTGCGGGAGCAACAGGCTAATACTCAGGCGGACACTGCTAAGAAGCAGTCCGAGAAGTTGCTTGTCGATGAAAATATTGTTTCCGCTCCTGTTATGCGTTTACTTACCGGTGCTCAGACTGAGACTGAGCGCAAGCGTCCCGGTCTTGTTTCTGGTCAGACTTCGCAAGCGTTGTCTTCTGCTGCGTTGAATGCTCAGAACACTCGCGTTCAGTCCTATGAGGCCGACAAGCAGTCTGTTGTTAAACGTGCTTATCGTATTGGTGGGCCGATCATTGACTGGCTTATGGAGCTTGGTAAGAGTTGGGGTTCTTCTGCTCCTGATTTTGCTCGTGATCTTGGCGCTGGTTCTGCTGCGGGTGGTACTCGTGCTAATCCTCGCGGTTCTCGTTCTCCTTCTAAACGTTATGGGCGCTCTGCGCCCCGTGGAGGTCGCTAATGTCTATCGACTGGTTTGACGTTGACGCCCAGGGCGTTCTTTCTTTTGTTCGTCGTGTTCGTGAGCCTTTTTCTCGTGAGCGTTTGCACACTGAGATCGTTGGTGAGTCTCGTACCCACCAGTCACATCGTGAGTCGTGCGACGTTAATTGGATTATTTCCCGCTACGAACGCACGGGTGAGTTGCCCAGGGTGAAACGTGACGGTGTTTACGCTGACGTCAGCGCCCTGGGCGGCGATTTAATGGAGCAAGCGATACGCGCTCAGGACGTGATAATTACGTCCGAACAGTTCCTTGTTCAGCGTGCGGCCGAAAAGGCCGCACAAGAGGCCGCGGCGAAAGCCGCTCCCCCCCCGGCCGCTGTTTCTTAGTTACTGTCAACGACGGGAAACGGGGCCTTTAGGCCCCGTTTTTCGTTGTTCCCGGCGCAAGCCGGAAGCTGTTGACGTTCGATGATCCATCCGCTAGGATGGCTGTGCAGAAGCCACTTGATC